CGACGACGTTGGACTTCTGGTTGCCGCCCCGGATGGCGACGGCGACCAGGTACCCGGCCGGGATCTGCGCGTCGGTGATGACGAGGTACGGACCCCACGAGCCGACGACATCCAGACCGGCGAAGGTGTTCGCCGGGATACCACCTACGAGCGTGAAGCCCGGCGGCAGCTGCATGACCAGGTTCTGGCCCTGCGAGGGGATGAAGTCGTAGATCGAGGTGACCGTGGACGCGCCGAAGACCGTGTTGCGCACGAAGGTCTTGATGGTCGCGTTCGCGTCCGCCGGGTTCATCAGGAAGACGACGTTGTAGCCGTTCGCCCGCGAGTACCCGTGCTCCTCCACCAGGTTGGCGGCGGCCAGGAAGTCGTTCGGGTCGAAGATCCAGGCCTGCGCGCTGCCCGTGGTCGAGTAGTGCGTGTGCGAGCCCGGGGTGAAGGTCGTCCCCTTGTAGGGCGGGATGTAGCTGCCGTCGGCGTTGTACAGGGCCGTGACCGTGTACGTCGCGCCGTCGATCAGCGTCGTCCGGTTGGCGTTGTTGAAGAGCGCCTTCATGGTCATGTCGAACTGGAGCTGGTTGTCCGCCTCCATGACCTGGCTCATCACCGCGTCCAGCTGGGCCTGGGAAGCGCCCGAGGAGTTGGACGGTCCGCCAGCGAGGAACTGGAACGTGTAGCCGTTCCGGGTGTCCCACCAGTCGAACGGGTAGGCGCGAGCGGTCGGCGCGGGAGCCGGACGGATCGAGCGCGGAATGCCGAACTCGGTCGCCTTCTCGAAGCGCTCCTGGCCCGGCTGCACCAGGTCCTCGATGATCTGATCGGTCGTGAACGACAGGATGTCGATCAGCGGCTGACGCGCACTGTTGAACGCGTCGAGGGCGGCCGTGTAAGCCGCCCAGATGGCGTTGAGATCCTGCCCGTCGCGGGTCTTGGTCAGGATGTCAGCGGCAACGCTGTAACCCTTTGCCATAGCTCATCCCTCCCTTACGTGGTGGCGATCGGGCAGCGGACGACCATGCGGTCCAGCTCGACCATCTTGGCGATGATCTTGCCAGCCGTCGCGGTCGCGTCGACCGTACCGGCGGCGTGGCCGTAGACGATCGCCCCGGCCGTGAAGGCCGTGCCGCCCGTCATCGTGGCTTCCACGATCTCGCCGCTGGTCATGATGTCGATGGGCTCGTTGGCCGCCATCGGCCGGGTGGCGACGATGACTCCCATGATGGCGGTCTCGGCGGGTCCGCCGATGACAGCCTTCCCGGAGCCGTTGATCGACACGGCCTGGATCTTGCCAACGTCAGCCGACGTGATGGCTGCGTTCAGCGGCGCGCGGAACCCGCCCGCTATCGGCCCGTACTTGTCGAATCGGGACACTACCCCTCCTCACTGATTCTCGCCGAGGCGTGCGCCCCGAGTTCTGTTAGCTGCGGGTGCCCATCACGGGGAACCGCTTCGTCAGCTGGTCCTTGGTGGGCTGACCGGAGCCGCCACCGTTGTTGCCAGGTATGGTTCCGGGCTTGGGCGGTTCGCCGGTACCCTCGGCCGTCTTCGGCTTGAGCAGATACGGGGCCGACTTCGCCAGCGCTTCCGCAGCGTCCTTGACGCCGGAGACTTCGCCGGAGGTGGGGTCGATCGTGATCTTCGCGCGATCGAGAAGCCGGAGCGCCACCGCCGAGTCGGCCCATTCCTGGCCGCCCGCCGTGAGGAACGCGTTGGAGATCCGCGCTTCCGCGAGGTCGTCCTCTGCCTTCTTCACACGAGCCGTCAACTCGTCGTTGTCGCGCTTGAGCTTGTCCATCTCGGGAAGGTCTTTGTCCCGGAGCTGCTTGAGGTCGTTCTCCGCCTTCACACGGTTCTGGTCTGCTGCTCGCAGCTGGGACTGGACCCTCTCGAAGTCGGCGCGGGATACGGTCTCCGCTGGCGGGGTGGTCGTGGCGCCGCTCTGTGCGCCCGGGTCGCCCTGCTGACCTGTAGGGTCTCCGCCTTGCTGCTGGCTGGTGGGATCTCCGGTGCCGCCCTGTGCACCTGCCGCGCCGCTCTGTGCGCCTTCACCAGTGGGTTGTGACATCGCCTTGCCTCCAGATCTTAGCCTATCCGCGCCGAGAGTCTAGACCCCGGTAGTGCGGGTGATGTATGAATCGTAATTGCCTTTGACCAGGTTGTCTAGGAACACATCCTCATCCACCGTAGTCGGTGTGATGCAACAGAAGCACTGGGGATGAGGCTTCCTCGGAGTGTCCCTTGGAGGGTACTTTCCACTGCCCAGTCCAAAGGCGTCCTGAGTGGCGAATGTGTCGCAGTCGTCCGCCTTCGGATGACTCCTTGACAAATGCCATTGAACGGCCGTCACCCAGGGCGCGTCAGCCACCCGAAGGACGGTCGTAGCGTGGAAAGCGTTGTTGATCTCGGTCCGGGCGAGCCGCATCGAGGCGAAACGGACTCCGCCGGGGGTGTTCGGGTTGAACAGGGCGCGCGCCTCGGCCGCGAACTCGCGCGCCGAGAGGCCCCGGGCCAGGGCGGAGTTGATCAGGTTCTCCACCTGGCCCCGAGCCCACAGCTCAGAGTTGTAAATCCGGCGCGCGAGCGTCGTCCGGCTGTGGGACATGCGCGTGACCATGACGTCGATCGAGTCGGCGAGCCCGTTCATGAGACCCGCCTCCAGCGCCGAGGCGATCTCCGGAGTTGGGGAGGCAGCGAACAGGACGTTGTTCATCTTCCCTCCCATCTCGATCGCAGCCGCCCCGGCGTTGAACTGCTGGGCCGCGATGACGTTCCCCAGCTCAGCGTACAACTTGGCAAGCTCCTCCAGCATCGCCCTGCGCACGACGAGGAGTTGCGCGAGCCGAACCTGATCACCGAGGCGCGTCGAGCCCAGCAGCCCGCGAATCTGGCGGGCAAGGTCGATGTACGCACGGCGTAGCGCCGCGATCACCTGACGGTCGGCGACCGTCTGGACCTTCGCGTACGCCCGGAGCCACTCGGCTGGGTCAGGCTGTCGATCCCGGCGGGATGGCACCGGCTCCACCCTCCGTCGCTAGCGCCGCGTCGACACGAGCCGCCGCCGCGTCGAGAGCCGCGCTCGCCTCCGCCTGCACCTCGGCCGCCATCGCCACCGGGTCCACGTCGTAGCCGAGCTTGTCCTTGAGGATCTGGAGCGCGAAGCGGATCGGGATGATCTTCGAGTCCACGAGCGAGGTGATCTCCTCGATGATGCCCTTCCGGTCCACCGGGAGCGGATCGCCGAACACGATCTGGTAGAGGACCCCACCGAAGTTGGCGCCCTCGTAGGCCGGGAGCCACATCGTCACCAGATCGAAGAACATCTGATCCAGCGTCGCCTTCAGGTCCTCCTCGGTCTCCGAGTTCTTGGCGAGGATCGGGCTCATCTCCAGCGCGAGCGCCACGCCGGACTGGGCGACGGCGACATCCACCTTCCCGACCGCGATGTCAGGCGTGCCCGAGGTCTCCCGCGTCCCCCGCTCCAGCATGTCCATGTGGTCGAGCATCGGCTTGACGGAGTCAACGCCCTTCACACGGTTGAAGGTCGTGCCCGGCGACAGCTCCAGGACCGAGGCCGGGGCGATCACCCAGTCAACGACGTTGCCCTTCGGGTCGCGCGGCTGACCGGAGTCGGTTGTGTAGACTCCGATCCCGTGCAGCGAGATCGTGAGGTCTTCGTCGGAGGCGGTCTGGATGATGCCAGCGAGAAGCGACTCCAGGCCCTGCAGCTCCGACCGGCCCCACAGCTCCGTACCCTCGCGCCGGTTCCGGAAGTGGTAGATCGGGATCGTGGTGATCTCGGCAGGGAGCGCGAAGCCGGTGATGTAGTCCAGCGAGCCCTCCGCCGGAGCCGCCCAGTCCGGGACCTCTACCGGCTTGAGGTCGGTCGGGGGCAGCGGCGGCCGATCGTCCCAGCCGTCCGTCTCGAAGTAGCCGACTCGGTAGAAGATGGAGCCGATCGGCGCGCCGAACTCCGACACATCGTCTGGCGTCCGGATCTTCCTGTACTCGATCCGCTGGGCGATCTCCTTCGTGGGGTCGTCAGCCGTCACGATCGTCACCACGTACGCGCCGATCACGCGCTCTGTGTCGATGGGGTCCACGATCGGGAAGTACGATTGCGCCGCCAGCTCCGACAGACGGAGCCGCGTCCCTTCCGGCTTCGACGGGTCGGCCGAGATGTGGAAGAAGGCGTCACCCTTGATCAGCATCCAGCGCTTGAGGGAGGAATACTTCGGCCCGAACGCCTCGCGCTTCATCAGATCCTGCAGCAGCCGGAGCGAGGCGGCCTGCTCGTCCTCGGACGGCGCGGTGACGTCCGGCGGCAGCACTGAGACCACCTGGGGGTCCTTGCCCAGGAACCGGTTGGTGGCCTCGATGATGGTGCGGGAGCCGGGGATGTAGCGATAGGAGATCTCTTCGCCGTCCGGCGAGCGGAGGATGGCCGCGAACGCCTCCGGGACGTTGTTGTAGACCTCCTCGTAGGTGTCGAAGACAGTAACGCGCGCCGCCTCGTCCGGGTTCTTGACCCAGGCTGGGCGCGGCCGGTTGAGCCGGAGCGCGGTGTCATAGTATGTCGTGGTCGCCATCTGCTAGTCCTCTCAGCCCCTGCGGCGCTGTACAGTCGCGGTACTCTGGCGTACTCCGCCGCCAAACGGTCGGCCCTTGTAGCCGGAGAAGAACCGACCGATGGCCTCAGGCGTGTGGTCGTCCTTCTTCATGGGGATCTCGGGTGCGCGCCGTCCCTTGACGCTCGCCTGATCCGGCGTCTCCTTGTATCGGTAGTCGTTGAACTCCCGGATGGTGTTGACACACCGCCGGTTGATCGTGAGCCCCGGCGCGCGGTCCGGGTGCCCGAGGGGTACGTGGGGCGGCTGGTACTTCAGGAACCGCCGAATCCACTCCAGCCGGTCCTGGACCTCCAGCGAGCCGGGCGACATCGGACGGATGTGGAGGCGCTGGGCGATCTCCTTGGTACGGTCCGGTTCGGCCGGGTCCGGATAGAAGCCGAGCGCCGGAGACGCCATGCCCCGGACGATGATATCCTGGCAGGCTTCCTCGGTCGTCTTCCCGCGCTCGTAGTATTCGTCAACGATGTGGACGCGGTTCCCGTGCGGGTCGATCTGCAGCTTCAACCAGACGAATGGGTTGGTGAAGCCGTAGTCGGCGCAGTAGTACGTGTGCCAGCCGTAGTGCTCGCCGTCGTCCACCACATGGATCTCGTCGTCGAAGTCCTTGAAGACCCGCCCAACGAACTCTGTGAACAGACACGCGATCTCCTGGTTGAAGAGCTCATCGCTCATCTCCAGGAACATCGACCAGATCTCCGGGTGGACCCCGGCGGGCGATACGCCGAGCGCCGAGGTGACCATCTTCAGCTTGGTCTTGACGAGATCGGGCAGCATCCCCTTCCGGCGCGCCTCGATCGCCATCTCCAGGATCTCTGGGTTCGCGCCGCCGGGGTAGACATACGGGTTCACCCAGGATGGGTTGCGCCAGGACGCCCACTCGGAGCGCATCTTGTCCTGACCGGCCATCCAGAGGTCGTAGAACCAATTTTTGCCCTCAGGGGTTGACCCGAAGTAACCCCACCCCAGAAAGTCGGCGAGCGTTGGACGTATGTACTTTGTCCACACACTCGGCTTGAGCTTCGCCGCCTCCGAGAACACCACGCCGCTCAGGCCCTCGCCGACGAGGGTGGTCGGGTACTTCGCCGACTTGGCGTGGACGATGAACTTGCCACCGAACGCGCTCACCCGCATCTGGCCGGACTCGGTGTTGTTGTACGTGCCCGGGTGGTCGTACTCGACATCGAAGCCGAGGCGCTTCATGCCGTCGTAGAAGACACGGAACTCTTTCTCAGCGTCGCTGTACTCCGGCCCCACGATCCAGAACTCCCGGCGCAGCTGCAGCTCCTCCAGCGCTTGCAGCTGGGCGAGCGCGCGGAACGCCTCGGGTAGCAGCACGTGCCCGCCCACCTGGCTCTTACCGGCGCGCCGCCCGGCCGCGTTCAGCTTGAAGCGGGAGCGGTTGAGGATGATCTCCTCTTGCTCCTTGTACGGCACCCAGCGAGTCCGCTGCCAGACGTCACGGTGCAGACGGACCGGGACCGGCCCCATCTTCATCGAGGTCGGTACGTCAACGGCAACGGTCGAGTTCACTCTTCGTCCTCCTCGGAGCCCCACTCGCCGGTGAACATGTCCTTGAGCATCTGCTGGTACTGCGGGATCTCCACGCGAAGATCGATCGTGCCCTTCACACCGGCGCGATCGAGCGCGGAGTTGATCGCCTGCACGCGCGCCTTCGCGTCCTGCTTCGCGTCGAGGCCAATGCCGATGAGGGCACCGATCAGCGAGTCGGCCGCGCTCAGCAGTCGGAGCTGTGCCGCCTTCCGGACGTTCTCGATACCGCCGCCGTGCTCGACACAGACAGTGCCGCCCTTGATGGGCCACTTGAAGCAGGGGCGCATCAGCACGCGGTTCTGGGAGTCGGTGATCCAGCGCCCTTCGCCGTCCCGGATCTTCGCCAGGCCGTGGCAGCGCTTGTCGTCTGGCGGGATCTGCCAGGAGTGCCCGTCGTCGGTCGGGTCGCCGGTGAACCGGAGCATGACGCCGAAGGGGACATCAGACTCATTCTCGCCGATGGGCTGTAGAAGCCCCCTGTCCATCATCGAGTCGATCCAGGCCTGGTCCTGCTTCGTATTCCCAGGCTTCGACTTGGGGACAGTCACATCGGTCTGAGAGCCGTCACCACCGCGAGGCTCGCCGCGCTTCTTGACGCGGGCGGAGGATGCCTGGGTGGTGACGGCGTCAATCGCCTTCTTCTTCCTTGGGGGCATGCCCGGATCTTACCTGGACTCGCCCCGAATCCGGCTAGTCCGTCTCAGAGTCGCTCTTTGGCGTACCATCCGCCCAGCCCATGCTGCGCGCCTCGGCGATGATCGCCGCCGCGTCCGGCGAGATCTTCGGGGCGTCGACCGGCTCCAATACAACGCCGATCGGAGGGATGTACTCCGGACCAGGTACAACGTCGCTCTCGGGAGAGAGCGGCGCTCTCGCCGGGGTTCCGGCGCTCTCCAGGAAGCCGGACAACTCCCTGTTCCGCTCCTCGGCCGCCTGCAGCTGGCCCTTGAGCAAACCATTCTCCAGATCCAGCCGACCCGCCTCGCGCTCGAAGCGCTGCCATCCATCCAGGCGCATCGCCGACTCCGCGCGGATGTGGCGGATCGTGTCGAGGCCCGGCGACCAGTCGAAGTCGTGCACCCCCGGCTGCTCCAGGTTCGGCTCGGTGGCCGCGAGCGTCACCGCGTTCATCCGCGCCTCGGTCTGCTTCCGGCGCGTCTGCTCCTGCTGCAGCGCCAACTCCAGGCGCTCCGCCCGCCGCCGAATCCGGCCGTTCGCGTTCACAGCCGCCTCGATCTTCTCGCCGCGCTCGGCCGCGAGGTCGCTCGCCTCCTGCAGGAGCCGCTGCGACTGCTCGTACATCGCCCGAAGCTGCTCCTCGGTCACGCTCGCCGGAGTCGTCGAGCTGATCGTGTTGGCGAACTCCGTGAACACCCGGAAGATGGCCGAGATGTGATCCTCGCCATCCTTGACGTCCCACGGGGTACCGGCGTACACCTCGTGGAAAAGTCCGTAGATGTGCTCCAGGGACGAGCCCTCGGCGGTCCCGCGTCGGCGTACCTGGTCGATGAGCATCGACAGCCACTCCATCGCGCCCGGCGGGCGGCCGGGCGTCTCCGGGTTCCCGAGCGCCCGGCTCAGCTCTTCGGCGATGGTCTCGCGCGTCTCGGTGAGCCGCCGCATGAGATCCTTGATCCGATTGTCCTTGATCTCGATCTCGGTGAGCGCCTGGGACTCCTCTGCCACCACGATCATGATGGCTTCCTCGGCGAGCCGTCCGGCCGCCGGAGACTTCTCCGCGATCTCTTTCAGGAGCGCCTGTACACGCCCCATCTTCTTCTCGTCCACTCGCATCCTCTTCTCTACAACGGGATGCAGCGCCCCGGCACGGGGTTACCGGGGCGCTGCGGGATCGACCTTACTCGCTAGCGCGCTTGCGCGCGAGGTACGCGAGACCGAGGCATACGGCCACGCCGATGACGAGCGCCGTGATCGGCCCTCCCCATCCGCCCTCGGCCGGGTTACCGGCTCCGGACGGACTGGGGGACGCTGACGCTAGGAGAAGGAGTCGGCTCATCACTGCCTCCATTCTTCTGCGCCTGCTTGACGATCAGGATGACCACGATCACCAGAGCCCCGGCGAGGAACAGCACGAGCGCTCGTGTGAAAGCGTTGTACTCGGCTGCTCCGGGGATCTCCTTTGCCACCTACTTCACCTGCAATCCCACCTTGGGAGCGGACCACCGGCGCAGGATGTACGAGACGACTGCCTGAATCACCGACTTGGCGACGGTGGTCCCGAGGATGCCCCAGTACACCGGCGTCCACTCCAGATTGGTCACGAGCGGCGCGATGGCGAGCGCCACCGCAACCGCGATGTCGATGCCGACGCCACTCTTGAACGTCCGCCACGCCCGGTCCATCGCATCCGCGAGGACGAACCGGCGCGCCGTAGCCGAACTCATGGAAGTGCTGGAGACGGTATTTCCGCCTGCTCCCGCTACCGGGATCACCTCGGCCATGATTCCTCCCTCTCTGCAATCGTAGCCGAGCGCGCATCGCCCGGTCTACAGTTCGATCTACTCGTCCTCGTCCGGCCTTGGGAATCCCCCGGCCTTCCAACGACGCATTAGATCGACATCGTGAACCTTTCGGAGGGCGTACCCCAACAGCCCTTCCTCATCCCACGTCGCCATGCCTTCAGTCTCACAGATCCACAAGCCTCGGTCGCCGTCCTCGTCCATCACCTCCATGATGACGATGGCTCGGTTGAGGATCTCCTTCCGGCGCTCGCCCATGATCCCGGACAGAGCCTCGATGACGACCCTCTCGGTCTCTGGATCGGAGTGGAACTCCACTTCAGCCATTACTTCCAGCTACCCCTCAGCAGACCATTCTCATGGTCGCGCTTCCCATCGGCCGCCTTCGCCTGGCTGGGGTAGAGGAAGCTCCTCCGACCACAGCCCCGACACTCCCAGCGATAGCGCTTGCCCTTGCGCAGCTTGACTACGCGCGCCGTATGAATGACCGGCGTGCGGTCCTCTGTGTCCTGTCTCACCCTTCCATCACCTCGGGATGGGATTCTAGCGGATCAGGACTCCCGATAGTGGATCTGTCGGTGCTCGTCCTCGTCAGCGAGCGACTCCCACCAGGCGTGAGACAGCTCCGCGTATGACGCCTCTCCATTGGCCTCGAAGCGGCGCTTCGCCTCCTCGCCCGGAATGACGCTGTAGCCCTGGCCGTCCAGCCATTCGAGGAAGTTGACCGCGAGGGCACGCGCCGCGCCTCCCTCCACATCCGCCTGCCTGCTGTAGTACACGTGGACCTGGCTCATGCCCCGTACTCCCTCACTCGCATCTGTAGTAGGCCCTCGCCCCAACCGGCGAAGCAATCATGGCCCGGCCCAGCGACCCGCCCGCAGGCCGTGCAGAACACCTGTATCACCACAGGCATCCGGAAGCCCCTGAATCGGCAGGGGCAATCGGAGTCGAAGCAGCCGAGCATCCCGACGTGGTTCCTGTGGGCGCACTCCGGACAGCCCGTCATAGGTCAAGCACCTCGCCTCGGTCGTTGTACACCTTCACCTCACTATCCGGCATTGCCTGCCGGATGTCGGCGATCTCCTGGCTGAGGGTGAGCGCAGCCGAGGTCTGTGTGCCTAGGCGCGTGAGGATTGTGGATATCGGCTTGTTCAGGTCCGAGCCGGGCCGAGACATCCGGCGCGCCCAGTTGCTCGCCCACATCGTCAGCACTCGAAGCTCGTGATTTGTTATCTGAATCGTTACAGAGTCATCGAGGTCGGCCGGGACAGCCTGCGACTGGCAATGGGGGCAGCACTTCAGCCCCTCCATGTTGACAGCGACTCCGCCACAGTCGAGACACAGAAGTCTCATGCCCAGTCGCCTTCCTCGTCGTGCCGACACACCCAGAGGAACCGGATCGTTACAGGAACGATACCAACTGCATACTGACGCCGAGCGCGCCAGCGAGCCGACCCGCCCTCACAGCCGAGGAAGGACCACGACTCGCGAATGATGAAGAGCGCCCTCCTGATCTGAGTCCTCATGGCCGCTCCAGCCGGGAGGTCGTCGGCTCCGAGGTCGCGTCCGAGGGATTGGTTGCGTAGATCTCCATCAGCTCCTCGTTGACG